ATTTGCGGTTTCCTTGCCTTTGCAAGTTTAGGCTTTAGATAATTGAAAACATGCCCATGAATATAGTCAATATCAATCTTTGTCAAAAAATATTGTTTGTATTGACTTGTCGCACCAATCAAAATACTAATGTGTTTGGCGGTGCTATTGCTATAGCCTTTGTCATTTATTACTATTGTATTTTTGTCGATAAATTCACCGAGTAAATAATGATGCCCATAAGAATAAATCTTATTGTCATAAAAAAATACGCTTCTACTCTGGTTTTTACCTTCATGTTGATTTTGTTGAGCGAAGGCGTGAATAGTTTCGTAATTACTTGAAAATACTTTTTTCATGTTATTATGTTTTAAATTGTTTCTATTGTTTCAAAATTAGTCTGCAAAAAGTTTGTGCGATATTCTTTAAATTGTTGCCAGAAATCATTCATATTTATAAAATTGATGATGATATTTGTGTGCGACATATCAATAGTAAAAAACAAACTTTGTTTTTGTGTACTTCCTATTGTCAAAGTTTTTGTGTCCATGTCAAAATCCCTAAAATTATAATATCGTGGCGTTTCTCGTGGCGTTCCTATTGTCATATATAAAAGACATGCTTCGCTCATCTTTTTATCTAATTGGTTTTTTATTGGCGTTATGTAATCCATATTTTATGCTTTAAAAATTAAGTGAAACAAAATGTAAAGGGGTAAAAATATACCCATGAACAAAACCCCTATTTTAGAGGCTTTGTCAATTATGTTTACTATTTTTTTCATGTTTATAAATTTGAAATTATTGATATTGCACAAGCTACAATATAGGTTAATACTATACCAGCTATTGAATAAACTACTAAATCTTCTTTAAATTGTTTTTTACTTTTTTTCATGTTATTATATTAAAGAGTTATGTATATTATTTGTGAAATTGATAGCACCAAAAATAATCACTATCAATATAATTGTACCTAAAATAGCTAATGTATTTTCGCTAATTTCAAATTTGTTTTTTGTTTTCATTATATATATGTTTTATAATTATGGTACAAACATAGAACAAAAAAATACGCCTAATGTTAAGCTAATGTTAAGAAATTGTAAACTTAACGTTAAGAAATTGTAAACAGATAATGTTTAAAACTTAACACAAAGGAAACATAAAAAAATATATGTTTGCAAATTACGATACATGCACCCAAAAAATAAGGGTATTGTGTACAGCCAAACTTATGTGCATACCATATTGAATTGACACACCTATTGAATTGATAGGCGTATTAAATTCACAAGCCTATTAAATTCATAGGGGTATTAAATTCATACCCCTATTAAATTTACACCTATTAAATTTATAGAATTGTTGGCAATCCAAACTCATCTGTTCCAATTTCCAAATCGAAATCAAATCCACAATTCTCACACAAGAAATTGTCTTTATGATTATCGTGGAAACATACTACACATGCTTTTTTATATTCTGCTTTACTCATGTTATTAAATTTATATTTCCTTTACAAAAATTCGGTGGCGTTGAATATCTACATTATACTTCTTACAAATTATTTCCAATAATTCGACTTTGTCTTTTGCGTTTAATACTGCATTGGTATTCGCTAAGCTGGGTATGTTTACTTTAAACTTTTTCATTTTCTATATTTTCAATTTGTACATCATCATATCCTTCTGAAATAAAGTTCCAATAATCTGAAACTGCTTCGTGGTAGTCGTGGTGGTAGTTTGCAATTCCACCTACCCATAATATATATTTATATCTTTCCATTTACTTCGTTTTTAATTGCGTTATCAATTCTGTTTATCATTTCCATAGCTAAGTCTATGTTATTAAGAAATTCAACATCTAAAAGCATTTTAAATGTATCTTTACAATCCTCAAGTAATTTTAGTGTTTCATTGTTCATAATTCCTTTTGTAATTTATTTATTAAGTTTCCTATTTTTCTACCTTCTTTGGTTTCATCAAAATCAAAATAAATTTCCAATTCAAATAAAACGTTCAATGTTTCTCTCAGTAATTCCTTATTCATTTTCTACTAATTTATCATTTATTTCAAATATATCATATTCCAATTCGTAAATATCTTCATTTACTTCATTCACTTCAATAAGGTAATCGCAAACCATTCCGAGTAAAATTGCCTTATCATCATCATCATTTTTAGAACGCTCAATTAAATCATCAAGTCCATTGTAAAATGAAATGAAGCCATCACGAGAAGTCAATCGTGGGTTGGCGTATTCATAAAACTCCACATAGTCCACAAATACCATGAGGCTATCAATATCCTTATCATCTATCTTTGCAATTATTCTGTCTGTTGTAAAATTGTAGTATTTTGGACTATCAATTCCAACAAACTCCAAATCTAAATGACAAAATGAATTGAACCTATACAACCAGCTTACGGAATAATCTTTAAATGTCTTTTGCCAATCTATATTGCCAAAATCCCATTCAGCACCCCAGCTATCATCTGCTTCAATCCTTTGTTCAATGTACTCATCATGGCAGCAATAAAACCCACCAAATTCAATTTGTATTTCCATATTATTGTGTTTTATATTAGTGTTCCTTCTTTTGTGAATTCGTATTCATTCGCCTCACAATGTTCAATCATATATTCGTCTGTATGTTGATATTCATAGTCTTTCTGACATGCATATAATAATTGGTTAATAGCATTGTCAACATCTTTTGTTTTATTCCATTCATCAATCAATTCATAGTCCATGCAATAACCTGTCAATTCCTCAACAGACAAATCGTTTTTATGCTCATCTAAATACCATTCCCATTTTACATGACTAATTGCAGAACAAGACCAATCAATAGAGTAGTCAATTATCTTTATGCCAATTTCTTCGGCAAAGGCGTATAAACTCGCAATAGCATCGTCAGACCAAAAGTATTCTGACACTAACTCAATCTTTGCATTTTCTTTTGCCTGTTCACTTAATTCGTGAAATTCGTAAACTTCTGTTTCAATTATTCTCATTTTTATATGTTTTAAAATTATGGTACAAACATAGACACAAATTTTTTTTCTAATGTTAAGCCAATGTTAAGAAATTATTACTATATTTGTCATGCAATCATTTCATAGAGGTTGTATAAATTGATTTTATAGTTCTACAATAAGATACCCTATTCAGTCGAGTAGGGTATTTTTTTATACCTATTAAATTCACAAATATGAAACAAACAGACACAGGGGGTATTAAATTCACAGGAAACTATTTTGATGAAGCTATTGAACATATTGAAGAAACGAGCAATGGGGATATTGAATTCACAGATACCCCTATTGAATTCACAAGGAAGCAAACACCTATTTATTCGGGCGTACTTAAGTATTTCCCTGATGCGATAAGAGAGGTCGCCCAATGCTCATTCGTGGGCAACGAGCAACACAATCCGAACACTCCCCTGCATTGGGATAGAAGTAAGTCTGGCGATGAGTTAGATGCGCTTACAAGACATCTGCTTGAGGCTGGTACAATAGATAGTGATGGTATTCGCCATTCAGCTAAAGTAGCGTGGAGGGCTTTAGCAAACCTTCAAAAAGAGATAGAGAACTCTAACGAATAACATACATTCCTTTGGGAACGCTTCTCGTTAGTAAGTATTGAATTGCGTATCTTGAGCCATCAATACCGTGATTCCAGTTGTCAATCGGAATACTCCCCTTCAACTTCCAAGCATAGTTATTGAACTCTTTAATAAGGTTTATAGAACCTTTATCAATAACCATATCGTAGTCTTGCATTAGGGCGATTCCTGTTAAGATACTACCCTTCTTTTTTATCGTTGGCGTTATATTCAGTCCTTTCATCTTCAACTCACTTATTAGTCGAGGCTCACTATTATCGCACACTATAAGCTGTTTTCCTGCGATTCTACGGCACATCTCAAAGATATTGGAGGTGGACATACCTGCCTTGTAGAAATGCTCTCTAATCCATATTATTTTGCGTGTCTTGTCTATAGCGATTTCTGTAAGCGCTGAGGGGTCTGTTGAGAAACCAAAGTCCAGTCCAAAGATTGTGTCCTGTTCTTCATCGAACTCACCAATGCGCCAATGGGTAAATACAACACCCTCTGCTCTATCTAACCAACCACCGAGTATCTGGTGCTTATACTTGTCTGGTCTGCGTTCTCTCATATCTTCTACTTGGGCGACAAAGGATTCAGACAAGTGTTCTTTGTTGTCAAGGTAAGTCGTGTGAATGTAGTTTATGTTTTCGCTATCGCCTAAGTACCCATCGGCAATCCCTCTGTTCTGAAAGAACCTCTGATATATCCAATGCTCTTTTGTAGTAGGGTTTAGAATTAAGATACACCTATTCTGTTTACCAGTCGCCCTAACCGAGTAGTCAATCTTATCGAATGATTCTTCATCTGTAAGTTCTTCCGCCTCATCAAGAACAAAAGTAGTTACACCTTGAATAGACTTTAGCTTTGCTGTTTGGTCGCCACTTGCAGTTTTGATACCGCTAAAGAATATACTACTACCAGTTAGGTTGTTTATGATTTCTGTTTTAGTTACGGTAAAATGTTCGCCAATACCCATAAGTTCCAGCTTCTCTAAGAACTCAGGTATAATCGACATACTTGCCGAAGTCATTGTGTATCGTGTAAAAAGTATCTTGTGTCCTTGCTCATAAGTGAGAAGTACAAGGAATGTGTTCACTGCAAACGATTTACCGCTACCTCGCCCACCAGTACAGATATGGTATCTGCTTGATGAGTTGAATAGACTATGGTACTTTGGATTTAGATTTACTTTTTTCATTGTTGTTTATGATACATCACTTCCATACTTCTTCTTATGCCACCCCAATATTCCTTTAGGTTTTCAAAAGGCAACCAATCAGCACTATCGTTTTCACATACTATAACTTGACCACGCCTTGATTTACACCAATCAGATAATTCGGTGTAGTTTATGAATTTATTGCTCTTGGGATAATGTTCGCCACCATTGAAATAAGGTGGGTCTATAAACCAAGTTGCTTTCGTATTTTCTATTTCATTGTAATCGCCAAGACGTATATCCCAATGCTTTATCTTAGGCAATATATTTTTAGTTGTTTGAATCTTATACTCAACCTTTGTTGAGGCTCTTTTTGTTACTGTGTACTTAGGGCTTGTAACACCTTCGTTTACTATAAAAGAAAGAAAGAGAAATTCGCCTTCATCTAAATTGTAATCCTTCAATGATTCCCCTTGCTTTAATACTGGTAATCCATCCAAGTCCTTCTCACTTGCCTGTTGAAGCCAATGCCATATCTTTATTATTGGTTCATACTTATCTACAAGAAGCACATCTCTATCCCAGTATTTTAAAGAGTACCTTGCAGTTCCAGCAAATGGCTCTATTATTTTATCTTGCGTAGGCTCAGGATAAAGATTTACTAATTTACTTTTGCTTCCGTAATAAGAAATCATTTCTTTGTATTATTTTCATTGAATACTACAAAAGGCACATTGTTCTTTACATCGCTCACCCTTGAGGTCAAAGTCGATGCAGTCGAAGTCCTCTTTCTTCAATCCCTTTGCAAAGGGCGAATATCTATTTTGTATCTTTTTCTTCGCCATCGTTTTTTATTTCAGCTTCAATATCAATAGTCTGCTCAGGGTTCAGGAACGACACAACAGGAATGTTAATCTCTTGCTTTACGTTCAACTCCTTTTGCTCTTTCGGTTTACCATACTTGTATTCCCATAACAGGCGCAAGTGAGGGAATGAATCTTTGCTCATGTGAGCAAGTGCTTCCCACGCCTTCTTCTCACTACCAAAGGCACGTTTCATTGAACCAAGTGCAAAGTTCTTTATTTCTTCTTCCTTCGCTTTTGGCTTACGACCTTGACCCCTTGATATTCCTTTGACTGCGCCATTGTTTCTGCGCCCATCGGAATACTTCTCATGGGGGTCTTTTACAAAGGTTGGTTTGTTTGCTGGTTGTTGTTTAGGTGCTGGTTTTGGTTTCGGTTTAGCTTTCGCTTCTTCTTCTTTGCGTTTCTTCTCAGCTAACCACTTTTGAGTTTTGGCGCTGATAACTCCCTGTTTCTCAAACTTTTGTTCTTCGGACATTGATTCCCTTTATTTAAAGTAACAGATTTATCTGTTATTGTTTTATACGCCACAATATCCTGAATCGCACTCATTGAAGTCGTCATCGAACAGTTCTGTCTGTGGTTTCCATTCTTTAACCTGCTCGTATGTTAGATTGTTGTAATCGCCCTTATACCATTTTCTGTTGTTATAATCTTTCATACATTTATTTTCCGCCCTGACAAACCAATCAAATTTATTGGGAAACTTTCTGCTTTTGTAACTTAAATTCAAAGGGGTGGAATGAAAACAGCCTATACAATTATTTTGCCAAGCAAATCGTACAGGCTTGTCCTTCCAGTATTCCTCTATGGTGTCTTTGTATATGTTGTCATCTACAAGAGGGAAGCTGACAGTTCTCCATTTTATATTCTTCCATTTGTCATTTTTATTTTTATTTACTTTTACCCTAATCCTGTCGGTTTCAAATCCATCTTCATCTAACCTACTTTTAGTATTAACAACCCTTCTTAGTTCATTTGCTCTAAAACCAATTCTCATATCAACAGGTTCGTTTATTTTTTTATACCACCATTCCTGTATGGGTTTTACTTTCATTTCATTTGTGCAAAATCTCCCTGTAACTTGCGGAATTCGTGTTTTGCCATTTCTATCAATAATCTCATCAAACGTCTTACCTGTTACCCAAGTTATCTCTCTGCCTATATACTGCTCTAAATCAAGCATAGTATATATAATGGTATCATCTTCTAAAGTACCCACAAATGGTGCTTGAATTCTATCTTCTACTTCTTGTATTAACTTCTTGTCAGGAAACGAACAATTCTTATCATCGGTTCTTACCAAAGCGAAAACATCATAGTCGGCAGGATAATTAGCCGCTATATAGGAACTTGTCTTACCGCCTGATAAACTATTTACTGTTTTCATTTTCCTCTGTTACCTTGTCTATAAGCGCCTGAACCATCATATACAGATTGGATACCGCCTTTTCAAGTTGAACAATTCTTTGAATCTGTGTGTATTTCTTAGGTTTCATCGCTTCTTATCTATATCAATTTGCGTTGCTCGTTTGTTTGTTCTGTGATACTGATATACGTTCTTCCACTCAGGAGTTGGTATAAATCTGATGTTTGCGTCTATTTCTGCTTGTGTTTTTTTAGCTCTCATAATCTTTTATTATAAATTCAATGTAGTAAATACCTAAGTCAATCACAATGTACTTTACATTGTTTGGGCAAATGTAATGAATACCAAACCCAAATTGACTATGGTGTGTTCCAGTTCTAATTTTCATTTCCTTGTTTTATTGAGTTCATAAATGTTGTTAGCTTGTCGTACTCTCTTAGTTTCAAATCAGGAAACTCAAAGACCTCAACAAACCATTTATCGTTTTCTAATTCATCATTAGCTGGTGTTATAAGACCAAACCCATTGACAAGCTCATAGGCGTAATAATAGTATGAGTTCTTTCCGCTTTCTTCAGAGGAAACATCTACACGCTCAAATCCAAGTCCAATGAGTTGTTCTTCTGTCATACCCCAGCTACTACGTTTGCTTGTATTATCTCTGTCTGTTGATTACGAGGTTGTATATCTTTTTTGGCGACTTGAATCATTATGTCTAACTTATGTTTGATTTCATCAACCTTATGTTTAGGCAATCCATTTAATGCGCCACCAAGTTTATTTGCATCTACAAGTTTACATCTATATTCTTCAATCTTTTTCTTTAATATATTGTTTTCTATATGCAAACTTTCAAAGTCATCTCCAAGTTCGCCAATGGTTTCTTGATATTCAGAAAGTACATTGTTATAGCTAAACTTAAAGAATGGTTCTGTTTCATACAGGTAGCTAAATGTTTTCAATCCATGTATAACCGTTGCATGGTCTTTATTAAATAGTTTACCTATCTTAGATAGACTCATATTATGAGTTTTCTGTATAACCTTGTAGCCAATCGCTCTTGCTTCCACTACCTTACGAAGCCTTGTGTCTTGCATAGGGTTCGCCTTACAATGTTTCTTAATTATCTTTACTAAGCACTTAAAATCAATATTCATCTAATTCTTGTTTAAATTCTGCATAGGCGTTAGCCAGTCCTTGACAGCCTTCGTAATTTTCTTCACTCTTGAAGTGTTCAAGCAAATACTTTAACTCATTCACTTGAAGCACCCCAAGTCGCAAGGACAACAGAATATCATTTTTGTATTCCTCTATTTCGTCTTTATATTTCTCGTCTATACTCACAGCGTATCTCTAACGGTGTAGTTGTGCAGTTCATTCATTCCGTTCTGAATGTATTTTACATAATTCTCAACTGCTTGTTCAACTAAACTTTC